TGGAATCCATATCGGATGGAGGATGGGTAAGGCAACTCGAACTGTCTGCTTGTGTTTGTTTTTGTGTATTTATAAGTATTTGTGCATAAAAGTTATTATAGTGTAATTCATTTTGTGTATTTAGAGGATTGATATCATCATCACTTTTATATTTAGGAAGTGAACCCAAACGTTCAAAAAAACTACCATTAATAGAGGTGAGTCTCTCAGTGTCTACGTCATTGTCAAAATTCCTTATCTTCAAAATCAACTTCGGACGAACTCCTCGACCAAAAGAGTCGATATGATCTCTGTCGACTTTCGTGAGAGGTTTGAATTTACTCCAAACTTTCTCATTATGTCGAAGAGCTTTTATCGCTTTATCGGTCTTAGAGTCATCGAAAAGAGTGTTGATAGAGATTTGTGAATCAAATAAGGTAGAAACGACGAGTCGAGAGTATAGTTTTTCAAATTTTTTAATTAATTTCTCATCAGTACTAAGTATAAGTTTTGATTTAGTGATGCGTGGTAAAATATCATTTTTAGTGTCACCGTCATATATAATTTTGTGAATCTTCCAGGGAGCGTCGGTTCCGTGTTGAATGTTGGCTTTAGCGAAGTTTAATAGTATGTTTTTAGCAATACCATAGTCCATTTCACTCATTCCACAAGGCTTTCCGTTGCGGTTGACATAGGTAGGTAAACCAACACCTCCTAGTGCTTCAGGGCCAAACCAAGGAACACGTATGCTATTTAGCACATCCCAGTTCGAATCAACGAAACGTTGCATTAACGCGTTTCTAAGAACGGGAGGCGCGAGAGAAATCATCTCCCGTGCACGTGAACCAAGGTTATTCTCCCCATCACCGACAACATCAGCCACACTCATTTTATCATTGGCCGCCACTTCACTTCTCTTTAAACCTTTCATGATTCCCAAATGTACAAATTTAATTAAACGATAGTTATCTTTACTTTTGATTTTCCATATAACAGGAGCTTCATAATTAGGAGGTTCAAATAGTTTATAATCCTCAGATAGATCGAATAGGTCAGGAAACTCCTCCTGCCAGGGATAATCTCTCTCGACGGAAAGACCTAGTTTTACCTGGGTCCTTCGAGCGATTTTCGCATCTTCAAGATCTTCGACGCCGTATCTAACAATGAACGGATCGTCGTTGAACTCGAAGTTTCGAGAATTAATGTTGAGATATCTCCGGCTGAAGAAGGTCTTTCCGACCGATTCGACCAACCCTACCATTTTTAACATTCGTCTCCATATATCATTTCCAAAAGTTTTCATCTTAATAACCACGTCGTCGCCATTAATTAGCATGTGTAGATCTTTTAACCAAATTTTTCTTCTTTCACCAGATCGGCTAAGTTCTACAGCATAACGACAGATAGCTGCATTTACTATACACAGTACGGGGAAAGATGTTATACTCCCCATGAGTTGACCGTTAGCTTGTTTCTTATATTTTATTTTATCCTCATTTCTTTTGTTCCACTTTTTACCATTTTCATCCACCTCACTCTCAGGATCAGCGATCAGATGACCGGTAAGAGATCTAAGGAATAACGTCTCCTCATCCGGACTTAACATGATACAGGACGCGATCTCTCGCGCCACAGTGTCTGAAGCCCAGGAAAATAAGAGGTTCGTTGCATCCTTATAATCTCCCGAAAGGAAGTTCTCGTCAGGCGCAAGAGTGCGGCCTAAGCAAGTTTGAACTATATCGGTTGTAACCGGTGTTCCGATCAGCTGAAACACATTGTGTTCTTTGAGGGTGGACCACAACTTCTTTTGTAGTGGTTTTAGAACAGTATTTAGAATAGGAGGTCCTTTCGTAATCGTTCGAATTTTCAATGCCTCAGACAAAGAGACAATTGAAACGAAAGGGAGCTCAGTCAATGCGTATAGTAGCATTTTATCATAAAGACTTTGAAATCGAACTGAAAGCTTTTCACAATCCACGTCATATTCGTCCTTTTCGTATTCATGAATGTGAATACCGGTAAAACCGGGAGTGCGATTAATATCCATATCAATTAATACAGAGGCGACACGTGTCGCCACCATATCCAAAGAATGTTCATCAATCACACCCTTTTCAGTCACCTTCATATCTGTGCCAAGAAGGCGGGTCAGATTATCCGAAAACATTGGAATCACAGGAGGCACGTAACAAGGGAGCAGGGCTGTATGTACAGAGTACCGGGTATCCATAAAGAGGTTTTTATTCTCTAATAGGGACCCTACAGCTCCACCGTGTTTACGTGAGTTAATGTAATTTGCAGATGTTGACGGGAAGAAGGGACATGATCTATCTTCACGAGTGAATACGACCTTTCCAAATAATTCGCGAGTCGTTCGAGTTAGTTCTGTCTTTATGTCGTCGACAGTAATAAGTATTTTATTGTGACAATTTTTAGTAATTTTATGTAATAATTCCTCATTTTTCAAATATTCCGCAGATTGTAAAACTTCATTAACATCAGCCCATTTTTGTATTTTAAATCGATGATTTTCATCGACTTCCACAACTTTTTCTTGTAATAAATTCAGTTTTTCAGTGAACTCATTAATAAAAGTAGGATTAGGAAGGGGGATCGGGGTCGTTAAAATCTTAAAGGCATCAATCTTGGCCTGCATGAGAGATTCCTCGGAGGACCGAGGCAAAGCCCGACCGATCTTTTGAATCGAAGTCAGGAACTCCATGCGGCTGAGCTCAGAGATGAACTCAGTATGCTTCTCATCTTTCATCGAGAGACGCATCCAACGATATGCTCGACCACCAAGTAGTACCCCAGGCTTGTCAATCTTGTTTGAGTCTTTCCACGGTTGTTTAGGTAATGATTGTTTATTTTCTTCATCATAATAGTGTGCACAAAAAGCAGTAATTTTATATTTAATCAATTTCATCCAGGGGTCAAACCCTTCAATACTATCACATAATCCACACCAATGTTCCACAGTTTTGTGTGTAGAATATTGTCCAACCATTTTCACAGTCGGAAGGGCGGATGTAGAAGGCATTGAAATTTGAAACCCGAACAAGGTAAAAATTTCGAGAATTGCTTTCGCACATTCCTGCAGGCGCAAGCGCGTGAGCGCAAGGGGAGTTGATACGTCCTCTACCATGGGACGGGGGTGTTTCGTTAGGAAAAACCCGTCGGATACCAAGAACTAAACAAAATTGTTC